ATATAAAATATATTTATATTTGTTGTATAAAATTTATGTAATATGCAAGAAAATGATAAAGTAAATACAGAAGATTCAGCATTGGTAAATGAATTTGATTCAGCATCTTTCTTATTAGAAAGTTATCCTGAAGCTGTTAATGACCAAATTACTGATTCTGTAACGCAAGTAAATGATAAAGCAAAAGAAACAACTGATTCTACTGAAACTTATAAAGAATTAGAAAATAATTCTGATGAAGAATATTCAGATTGGGATTTTGAAAGTTCTACAAATAATGAAACAACTAATGATGTAACTTCAAATACTGAAGAAACTGTTTCAACAGATACATCATGGAAAACATTAGCTGAAGAATTAGGATATTCTGAAATAGAATCAATTGAAGATTTTAAAAATGTATTAAAGTCACAAAAAGAAGCTGCACAAAATGGATATATTAATGAAAAAATCCAGCAGTTTCAATCTTGGAAAGATTTGAGTGATGAAAATTTAATGAGAGAAGAATTAAAAGCTAAAGGTTATAATGATGTAGAAATTGAAGATACAATAGATACATTAATTGAAAATAACACTTTAAAATTAGAATCTCGTAAGATTAGAAAAATTTTAGATGAAGCTATACAGATAGAAAAACAATCATATAAAACTTCTACTAATGAATCATCAATGAATGATGAAGAAGCGGAAGCAGCAAGAGTTGAACTAAAAAATTATTTGTCAAAGACTGATAATATGTTTGGTGGCAAAATCAACTCAAAACAAAAAGATGAGCATTTTAATTATATTCAAGAAGGCAAGTTCTTTGATGAAATAACTTCAGATGCAGAATCTATAGCAAGTGCAGCATGGCTTTGGAGAAATAGAGAAACTATTTTAAAAGCTTTTAAATCAAATGGATTTGAAAAAGGTAAAGCTAAAATTATTGATAAATTAGTTAATCCTGAAACAAATCGAACAACAAGAATACCTGACCCTGAAACGGGTGCATTTAATCCTAACAAATTTTTAGAAAACAATTATTAATTAAAATTTATAAAAAATGAAATATTACTCTGGTACATACGGAAAAGAAACAATTGAGCAAAATGCTCTTGTAACTAACTTGCTTAAATATCCTGAAATTAGCAAGGCTTTAATTAGACAATATCCTCAATACTCTTTATCTTATTTTCTTGAAGGTACAGGAAGATTTGCTAAAGAAGAATTAATTGGTGATAACTCATTTAAATGGGCTATTCTTGGAAGATTAAATAGACCATCAACTGTAACTGTTCAAGGTGCTAATGCAACTCCTGGTTTAGATGTTGAATTTTCTCTTACTTTAGATGAAAACTACCTAAACTTATATGATGTTGTAAAATTTGCAGTTGGTCATGTTGCTGTTGTAACAACCGTTCCTACTTCTGCGCCATATGTTTATGGTTTTAAATTTGTTGCAGGAACTGCACCAAGTGTTAATACAAACACAATTTTAGCAGGTTCTAAGCTTGGTACTGTTGGTTCAATGTTTCCTGAAAGTTCAACACAAGGTTTTGAAAACCATGTTTACCCAGATTGGTATGTAAATTACTTAACCATTACTCGTAAGGCTAAATCAATTTCAGGTTCTGCTTTAACTGATATTACTTGGATTGAAAACAATGGTCAAAGACTTTGGTATTTTACTGACCAAAATTTAGTAATGGAAGAATATTTATATCAATTAGAATTATCTCGTTGGTATGGTAAGACTTCTGCAAATACTTCAGGTGTAGCACAAATTACACAAGGTGGTAAAAAATTATTATCAGGTGATGGTATTCTTGCTCAAATAGGTTCTGCTAATACTGCTACTTATAATACTACAACTAATGCTTTAGATGAAGCAAAAATTGCAGAATTTATTGCTCAACTATCTCTTAATGCAGGTGTAAAAAATAATGAGTTTATGGTATTTACAGGAACTGCTGGTAGATTAGCTTTCCATAAAGCCATGGTTAATCATATTCAAAGTGGTTCTTCACTTGCTTATGATTTAGATGCAGGAAGAAATGTAACTGTAGGTGCAAACTTTACAACTTATGTTGCTCTTGGACATAAAATTACATTAGTACACTGTCCATTATTTGATGATCCAAACTTACATTTTGATATGAATGGTACTACTGGATTCCCTAAAGAATCTTACAGAATGGTATTTATGAATATGGGTGTAACTAATGGTGTTGCCAATGTTGAGGTAAAAGTAAAAGGTGCTGCAGGAATTGATAGAGGTATGATTGTTAAATATATCCCTGGTATGGTAAATCCATTTGACCAAAAATCAATGATAGCTTCTAACTCTCGTGATTCATTCACTTGTGAAGTTTTATCAGAATCAGGTATAGTTGTAAGAAATCCTCTTTCTTGTGGTATGTTAACTTTTGCGTAATTTATAATTTAAGTTTAAGATTAAGAAATGGAAAAGACAAAAAAGTATACAGGAGAAGTAGATGTAACATTTACTAATCCAAAAAGAACAGGTTCAATTACATTAAGTGATTATATTGATGAATTAGGAAAACCAAGGGCATTGAAAGATGCCTTTGGTAATTCCAGAGTTGTTAAATACACTGCACATAAAACATTAAATTTAAATAATGAAAATGATGTTTTAGAGTATGAGCATTTAAAAGATCATCCAATATATGTTAAAGGTTCAAATCCATTAATTATTTTAGTTAATAGACAAGAAATTGCAGAGCAAACTATTGATAAGAAAGAACTTACATTAGATGCTTTAATTATTGCTAAAGAATTAAGAGGTGATAAACTTGCAGACTTTGCAAGACTATTAGGAATCAATACATTAAATGTTCTTGAATCAGTTGTTAAATCACAGATATATAATTATGCTGAAGAATCACCAAGGCAATTTTTAGATTCATGGAATGACCCAAATAGAATATTTAAACAAATAGCCTATAAAGGAAAACAAAATGGTATCTTTACAGTTGAAAGAACAGGTGCTTGGAAGTATAGAGATATAACAATGGGATTAAACATTGATGAAGTTCTTTTATGGTTTAAAGCAAATGAAGATTTATTACCATCAATTAAAAAAGAAATTAATAGCTTGAAATAATGAATCATATACAGATGCACGAAAGAATTGATGTTTTGCTTGATAAGCATAACTTACCTTGGTTTCAACCACAGGAAAAAGACATCTTTTTGAATATGGCTGTAAATGAGTTTGTTAAAAGTAGGTATTCAGAGTTTGAAAAAAATGAAAAACGCAGAGAAGATTTAAGGACATTAATTACATATAAAAATGGAAATACAGCCTTAATTCCTTTGCCTATTGATTTTTATTTTGCATTAGCCTGTGTAGGTGTATTTGAAATATATGAATGTAATTCAATTAAAATAGAAGATGTATCTATTAAACCTATACAAATTGATGATTATTACAAAACATTAAAAGACCCTTTTAACAAAGCATCAAATAAGTTTCCGTTGTACATTACAACACCATTAGGTTTTTTAATAAAAAGTGAAACTGCTGCAAAAGCATGGACATTAACATATCTAAAAAAACCAAATGTTATTGATGGTACAAATAAACCTAATGATGTTCTCAATTTGCCTGAGCATACTCATGATGAAATTGTTAATATAGCTGTAAGAAAACTATTATTTTCAATTGGTCAAGAAACATATGCTTTTCAGCAAAATGAGATTAAAGAACAAGAATAATTTCAAATTAAATTTTTAAATTTGGGTAGGTGGAATTTTCTGCCTACCCTTTTTTTTTATACTATGGCAACATTTAACGAATTAAAGTTTAACATAATAAATATTATTAGAGGTGGTATATCTTCTGATGATGATAGGTTAAGCGAAAGACAAGTAGGATTTTGGATTAATTACTATCGTTCAAAATTAATCTATGAATATTTTAAAAGTAACAAACCTATTGATAGACAATTGATTCAAGATTTAGGTACTTTAAAATTAGAAACAATAGATGTTGCTGATAGTACACAAGTTGTTTTTGGAAGAAAAATTAAAAGAGTAAAAATTCCAAAACTTGTTGAATTACCAAAACAAAAAGCATTAACATTTATTGGTTTAGCTGATAAAATAACACCAATAATTTACAAAGAACCTGAAATTGCATCGTTTAGTAAATTTCAAAAATTTGGCAAGCATTTAAAAAATGCATATATGATAGGTGATTATATTCATATATTAGAACCTATAAATGAAGATATACAATATATTAATGTAAGAGGATTATTTGCTGATCCATTTGAAGCATCTAAAGTAGCTGATGAATGTGGTGGTGATTGTATTACAGATGATTCACAATATCCATTTCCAGAATATATGATTGCTGATATGGTTAAATTAATTTTAAGTCAAGAATTTAATTTAATTAGAATGCCAAATGATGAAACAAACAACGGTGTGGGAGAAGCTGTACAAAGTACAAAGTAATGGCTTTGATACTAATCTTTCTGTATACTTAAATATTAAAGATGAATTATATGCTGATTGCAAAAAAAACAATATAAAAGCAATTAAATATAATGAGTTTGTAAAAATTACAAGAGCCTATTTTTTTATTATCTTTACACATATAATAGACAAATATGCAACTGTAAAACTTTATAGGTTTGGCGAGTTAAATATTAGAAAAATTATACCTGATGTTTATGTTCCTAAAAGTTATAGATTTATTAAAGTAAATAATAAATTAACATTTGTTAAAAATATTGATTTATCTAAAACTGATGGCTATGTTTATTTTTTAAATTGGTATAAACCAATAAGTTATATTAATTATAAAATAAAATTTGCAAAGAAGTGGAGAATAAAATTAATTAATAAAATATTTAAATACGGAGCTGATTATCCTGAATATAATAATTGATTATGTTTTTTGTTGAAGATAAAGAATACAAAAAAAGATTAGACATTTGTAATGAATGTCCACAATTTGATTCATTACTTACAAGATGTAAAGTTTGTGGTTGTTTTTTACAAATAAAAGCAAGACTAAATAAAGCTAAGTGTCCACAAAATAAATGGATTAATTATGAGCAACAAAAATAAAATTAAAGTAGGTACAATAATTTCTAATGTAATTAGAGATTTACAATTAAAAGAAGTAAATCATTTAGTTGATTATATTATTGAATGGGCATATGAAGCTGAATTGTTTATTGGCAGTTATGATACTTTTAAAAGAAATGAGTGTGAGTTAACAGTTAAAAATAAACAAGTTAAATTACCAAAAGATTTTTATCAATTTATTGCTTTAAAAATAGGCGATACATATCCTGAAGTTACAAATCGAGATTTTAGATTTTTTAATAATACATCGCCTAATTTATCAGGTGATAATACAAATATGTTTTCAATGGATGCATCAAGACAAACTGCGTTTGGATACGATGGAACAGAAATGAAAACATTTAAAATGTCAATTGATAATGGTTATATTAATTTATCAGGAATACCTGATGGAACAAAAGTAGGAATTGCTTATTTATCATTTGAACTTGATGAAGATGGATTTCCATTAATAAGAGAGTCACATCAAATGGCTGTTACTGCTTATATTGTTTGGAAAATTAAATTATCAGAATATATAAATGGTGAAATTTCTCATCATGTATATGCTGAATTAGAAAAAAGATGGCATTGGCTATGTGGTCAAGCAAGAGGTGAAGATGAAATGCCAGACCCTAAACAATTAGAATATATAGCAAGTATATATCATCAATTATTACCTTTACCAAATAAAAATTTCTTTTAATGGCTGAAAGAGTAACAAACTCATTTGAAGGTGGTTTATCAAATGATTTAGACCCAAAAATATCAAAGAGTAATACATATAATTTAAGCATTAATGGTAAATTACTTTATAATGAAAATGGTACTTTATCATGGCAAAATGCAGATGGAAATGTTTTAATTACTTCATTACCTAATGGATATACTTGTTTAGGTCATTGTAATTTTGCTACAAAGTTTGTTTTATTTTTATATTCAGAATCATCAGGTTTTGGAAAAATTATTGTTTGTAAATTAAATCCAAATAATAATTCAATATCTCAAACATCATTATATACTTCTACAGATTTTAATTTTAATTCTTCATATAGAATCAAAGCTGTTTCATTAGAAGAAAGTTCAAGTTTAAATAGAGTATATTTTACAGATGATTATAATGAGCCAAGATCATTTACTTTTAAAGATGAAAATGGAACATTTACTGCTGTAACACCAAGTGTTGCCGCTATGAGTATTGGTTCTAATTTTAATATTGGAATTATAAAATTAAAATCAGTTACAAAAGATGGTAGTTTGTTATCAGGAAAATATCAATATACATATAGATGTGTTTCTGAAGATGGTTATCAAACACCATGGATTCCTGTTACAAGACATTTTGTTATTAATTCAAATGATATACCTTCAGGAAGTTCTGACTCTAATGAGTTTGGATTTGGTAGTACAGAACAACCATCAGGTAAATCTATTAATTTACAAATTGAAAAAGTTGATACAAGATTTAAATCTATACAAGTTGCATTTTTATATTCTAAAACAAATGCCACAGTTGAATCAGCTTCTATATTTTATGATGAATTAATTAATGGTCAATCTACAATAGTAATTAAACATTCTTCTATAACTAATAGTGGAGTTCCTGTAGAAATTACAACTATATCTGATAGAAAAGAATCTATTATAAAAGCAAAAGAAATATTTATAAAAGATAATAGATTATGGCTTGGTAATACTGAAACAACAAATGTTTTTGTTTTACCTGATAGCGTATTGTCAGGTTTGCAAGTAAAAGCTACTTTTAGAGCTATTCAATCAGATAATAATTCCATAAATTCTTTAGATAATTCAAATGGATTACCTATTAGTGGTTCAACTGCAAAAACAAGTTACACACATAGATTAAAATATACAACTGAATTAGGTGTACCATTTTATGAATCTTATGATATCGTAAACGATTTTACAACTTTTAGAGGAACACAAGTTGAGCATTTATATTCTGGATATTTTAGAGATGAAAAATATAGATTTGGTATTGTATTTTTTGACAAAAAAGGAAATCCATTATTTGCAACACATCTTGCTGATGTTAAGTTTCCATCACAATTTCAAAATAATAGTACAAGCAATCCTACATTAACATGGGAAAGGCTTCGTGAAGATGGAACAATAGCATCAGGTTCTTTTGTATACAATATATCTTCAGGCGAACCATATTATAAATTTGCTACATCAACTAATTACCAATTTAACACTATAGGAAGCGATTTACTTATAGAACAAGACCAATATATGAATGTGCCAAAATATAGCGGTACATATCCTAATATTGCTTATGCAAGGACTATGGGTGTAATGTTTAGTGGTATTGATATTACTGATATACAAGATAAAGTTAGTGGGTTTCAGATTGTAAGAGTTCCAAGAGATGAAGCTAACGAAACTATAAAAATGCAAGGTATTATTAACCAATGCGTTTATAGAGGAAAATATCAAGAAGGTACTGTAACTAATATTGTTGCACCTTTTCCAAATGCATGGGTTCCATCACTTGAAATATACAACTCAAATTTTTACAATCAAAAACTTGTAGATATTTTATGTGGTGATACAGCAGAAGGAGAAGAAACAGATGAATCAAGATTAATTACATTAGCACCACAATATTATACAATTGATTTTCCTGATTATATGATTACGCAAACTGTACCAAGTATTAATAAAGGTACAGATAAAATTAAAATTGCATCTACAGCTTTTAGTTCATATTCAGGTCAGTTAAATCAATCATATATAAATTGGACACAAGACCATCATATACATAAATTTTATAATCAGCAAAATACAGCATATTTTCAACAGCCAGGTCAAACATGGTCTAATTCTACAAGAGGTTATTATAATGAATCTTATTCTATAGATATATTAATGTCTGTTGGTTGGGATAAACCAATTGAAGGTTCTAAATATTTTTCAATGATTTCTTCAATGGGTGGTCCTGATAATAGTTATCCATTTAAATATTATAATACATTTACTTTCAGTTCTGCAACAGGTGAAGAAAAACAATTGCTAAATGCAATGAATTTTCCTTATTCATTATTTGCAAAATTAGATAAACCATTTATTTTATTTGATCATCATGCAAGTGGAACTACACCATCATATAGAGCAGGACAAGTAATAGTTAATTTAAAAAGAGAAATATCTGCACAATATGGTGGATTAAGTAAGTTAGCTTTACAAAATAATATTTTTGAAACAACAGGTCATTATCAAGAAATAAATTCTCAAATATTAGTTCATGTAAACACATCTACAGGAAGAAAAATATTTAATAATGTTGAAGTATTTGGTGGTGATTGTTATGTAGATTTTTTTGGATATTGTAGATTAATGCCTTCTAATAGGCTAAATGATGAAGGTGATTTTGCAAACATAAGCGAAGAAGAAAGTGTACATGACATGAATATACATGATGACTATTCTGTTGCAGCATATGTACCTATTGAAAGCAAATATAATCTTTCAATGAGGTTAGCTGAAAAATCTAACTTTCCTATTCATGCATCAGTTGGTACTAAAACAACAAAGTATTTAGCAGGTGAAGATCCTTCTAATACTAAAATGGCTAATGGTATATATTATCCAAGAGGTAATGCTAAACCACCAAGAAATGAAACATTTAATGTTAATTCTATTTTGTTTCACAAACATAATGTATATAATTTTTTTAGTCAGCCAAGTGATTATATAGCTAAGTTTGATTTTCCAACAAGATGGCATTGGTCAAATGAAAAGAAACCTTATTCTGAAAAAGTTGATAGATTTAGAGAGTTTGAAGAATTAAGTAATTTTGATTTAGATGCATCTTATGGTGAAATTGTAGGTAGTGCTTTACTTGCTAATAATGCTTATTCAATACAAAGAAATGCATTTGGTAAATTAAGAATTAATGAACGAGCTGTAGTTTCAGCAAATGAAGGTCAGCAAGTAACATTAGGTGAACCTACATTAATGAATGGCATTGATTATATTTCTAAAACTTTTGGAACTCAACATCAATATAGTGTTTATGCAACTGATAGAGCAATATATTGGGCTGATGCATTAAGAACAAAACTATTAAAATTTGGTCAAGATGGTTTAAATATATTATCGGATATTGGAAATATTCATTCTTTTATTGCACCATATTTAAATAGTGTAATTAATAAAGATTATATTTCTACTAATTCTGATTGGGGTGCAGGTATAATTACTTATTATGATTATGAAAACAATGATGTGTTTTTTACAATTAGACCTCCTTATACAGATAATACTGTAAAATATCTTATTACAGACCAACCAACTTTACAGGGTACTTCTAATGCGCTTACAATAAGTTATAATGAAGATTTAAATGTATTTCATAGTGAATACACTTTTTATCCAAAGTTTGCATTTTCATATGGTAATAAACTTATGACACAAAATTATAATGCAAATAATAATGATTTGTATTTACATACTAAATCTGTAAAGGGTAAATATTATGAGAAATTATTTTATTCTTTATTAGGTTTTAATATTAATAAATATCCAAATATTACAAAAATTTTTGATACTGGTTCTTTAAATATTGGTGTAGATTCATTAAGTATAATTGATAAGCTTTATTTAAAAACTGACAATAATGAACAGTTAGTTAATATAGGTGAAGAATTAGTTAATAATAATGGATATAGCACAAGTAATAGAGCACATTATAAATTAGGTAATCTAAAAGTACCATATAGAGAAAAAAACATTTTAAATCGTTTAAATGGTAACTTTTTAAATTTTAAATTAGTAATAAAAAATGCAGATAATAAAGTTTTTAATTTAACATCTGTAGATTCAATTTTTAGAATTCAAAAACGAATGTAATATGGCTACTTTTAATAAAATATTAGAACTTGAAAAACAAGAAAATTTATCACCTGATAGACTTGTTAAATTATCTGGAATGAAAAGACTTGCTGCATTATCTGCAGGATATGATAGATATGGAAATAGATTAAAAGGTTCAGGTTTAATTCAAGGTGCAGTTGCAGCTGCTGCAGTAGGATTTGCACCATTTACAGGTGGAGCATCTTTAGGTTTACTTGCATTAAATACAGGTGCAATGTTGGGTCAAAGAGCAACTCAAAAAAATTTAGAAGGAACAGAAAAAGAAAAAGTAGTAGATAGATATGAAGGTGATGTTTTAAAAAACACACTAATTGGTGCAGGTGTTGGTTTAGCAGGAGCAGGTGGTGCATCATTATTAGGTGCAGGTACAGCACCTGCCACAACTACTGCTGCAACAACAGGTACAACAGCGGCTAAAGCAGTTGCAGGAACTGCAGGTACAGTACCAACAGCAACAACTGTAACTAATACTGCAACTACAGGATTAGCAGGAATGAAACCAATTCCACCATTAGCATCTACTGCAACTGAAACATCTGCATTAGTATCAAATGTTGGACCTGTTAAAGATGTTACAATGCCAATGGCTGAAGCAAGTAATGTTGTACAAAATGTAACACAACCTACAGTTAAAGAAGCTTTTAAATTAACTGAAGCACAATTAAAACAACAAGCATTATTACACAATAATATTAAAAATGTTATATCAGGTTCTAAAGGACAAGTTTCTGCAGATTATATATCTAAATTAAAATTTAAAGACCCTAATATATCTATTGCTGAATTTAATAAAGCTTGGTATAATTCAGGTGGTAAAGATTTATTACAACAAACAGCTATTGAAGAAGGTACAAAATTTGCTTTAAATCAATTAGAACAAGCAATACAAGAAGATTCATATAAAGAACAAGATTTTATGTCTCAAAATAAAAGAAATGAATTAGCATTTGAAAATGCAGTTACTTTTGAAAATGGTGGTAAAATACCAAATTCAGCACCAAGTCATAAAGATGGTGGAGTTAAAGTTTTAAATAAAAATGGAAAAGTTATTGCAGAAGTAGAAGGTGGTGAAGAAGTATTTTCAGTAAAAGAAACTAAAAAAATAGAACAATTAGCACAAAAAAATGATTTATCATTATTAGGAAAGTTTGTAAAACAATCATTAATAAATCATAGAAATAATTCAAGTCCACAATATGCTGAATCAGGAACAAATAATTTAGGATTAAATGATTTTGATTTACTTGCTAAAAATGATTCTATTAAAAATTTACAAAAAATAATTTTAAAAATAGAAGCTGGTTCAGCAGGATATAATTCTGTTGTTAAATCTAAAGGTGATGAAGATTTAACTAAAATGACTTATGCTGAAGCAAGAAGAAAACATGGAAATAAAGCTATTGGTGCATATCAAATTATTGGTTCAACAGGTGATGAAGCATTAAAAGCTTTAGGTGAAAATCCAGAAACATTTGTTTTAACAAAAGAAAATCAAGATAAGTTATTTTATTATTTATTGAAAAAAAGAGGTGCAGTTGATTATGTTAAAGGAAATATTAATGAAGATGAATTTGTAAAAAGATTATCAGCAGAATGGGCGGCTATTCCACAAGATGATTCTAATAAAAGTTATTATGAAGGTGATAAATATGGTAATAAAGCTTTAGTAAATTATAGCACTATGATTAAAGCATTACAAGCCAATAAACCTTTAACACAAGAAGAAATAAATAAAAGTATTACTGAAGGTTTTAAAACAAATCCTGAAGGACAAATTTATTCTGAACAATATAAAAAATATCAAGAAGCTACAAAAAGAGGTTCTAATTATAGTACAAAAGAATTAGATGCATTTGAAAAATTTATAAAACAATCTGCAACAGAAAATTTTTTTGAATCAAAACAAGATGCTAAATATAAAAAAGCAAAAGCAGATAGAGATTTATTAATTAAACAAATTGAAGCAAAGAAAAAAGGTGAAAGTATAGTATATCTTGATAAATATTCTAATCAAAATTTAAATCAATTAGAAGGAGTATTAAAAGGATACAATACTTGGTTATTAGAACAAGATCAAAAAATTGCAAGTTCTATTAAATTAGAATCTGATAAATTAAAAAAAGCAGCATCAAAATCTTTAGAAATAAAATTGCAAAAAAATTCTATTTCAACTGATGAGTATACTAAAAATTTAGAAACTTTTGAAACATTAACAAAACCAATTAATGATGTTTACAAAAATTTAACTGTTAATAATTTAGCTGCAAAAGGTGAATTAACTGATATTAAATTTGGTGATAAAAATAAAACGCCACAACAAAAAGAAACAGAACAAAAATTAGCAGCAGCAGGTTTTTATGATGACCCAAGTAAATATCTATTTAAATCTGAAGATGTTGCTAAAAACTTAATGTCTTATACTCCACCTAAAAATTTTAATATTAAAATAGAAAAAGATAAACCTTTATTTATAGATAAAGATTATGTTCCTGAATCTGATATTGCTAAATGGAAAACATATGAAACAGATGTGACTTCAACATTACAATCTGAAAGAAAAAAACAATTTGAAGATTTAATGGGTCAAGAATCTAAAGATTATGATGTTATATCAGATATTGATGTAGAAACAAAAACAAAAACTAATAATGTTGTTTCTCTAATGTCTGATGCACAAGTAAAAAGTATTTTAGCAGATAGAGATAATGAAAGAGAACAATCAGGTTTAGTTGAAACTTTTAATAAACTTGGTGGTTGGAATACTGTTTTAGATATGACAGGAATGGCATTAGCATATAATGAAGCTTCTAAACCATTACCACAACAAAAGAAATCTGATGCATGGGTAGCACAAACAGATATTTTAAAAGCAAGACAAAATGTTGGTTTATCTGAATCTGAAAGAGATTTATATCAAAGACAATCAGAAAGAACATATGCAACAAATGTAGCTTTAATTGGTAGATATGGTACATCAGGACAAGCTGTATTAGGTTCATTGCAAGGTGCTGCAGAAAAGAAATATGATGCTGATTTAAAATTAACAGCAATGGATGCTGCACAAAGAAGGCAAAATATAACTGACTATTCTAATTGGTTGAGTAAAGATGAAGAATATACTCAAAAGATTTGGAATAATAATGTTTTTGAACCTGCTGCAAGAAATCAAGCATTAAAAGCAGGATTAATTGGTGCTACATTTAATAAAATAAAAGATAACATTTCTTATTACAAAAACTATGAAGATCCAAGTTCATTATATCAAAAGTTAATGAATCAACAATTAAAAAATGAACAAAGTGCAAATCAAATGTATAATGTTTCATTAGTAAAAAATATGGGTGGAACTTCAGAACAAATTATAAAAGCACAAGAAGAAATTGCTACTGAAAAAGAACAAAATAAACAAAATGATAATAAAAATATTTTTAGTAGATTTCTAAAAAAATAACATATATAATTTTGAAAATTATTAATTTAGAGCAGATTTATAGAATCTGATATATAAAATTATGAATCAATACTTAGATGTAAATCTTTTTAATCAGATTGTTGGTAATAGCAACTATCAAACTAAAGTTGCACAAGCCGATAAAAATCTTCAGTATCAAGCCGAATTAGAAAGAAGGGCTGAACAAAGAGCATTAGAGCAAGCTAAAAATCAAGAAGCTACTGAAAACTTTTTAAATACTGTTAGACAAGACATCAACAAATTTTCCGATGTAGATATAGAAAGAGTTAAAAGTGTTGAAGAACAAGCTAAACAAATGGTATATCAGGGCATTAAAGAAAATGGTGGTGATGTTAAACGATTTTTTTTAACAGGTGGTGCTAAAACTTTAAATGATTATAAAAATTCAGTTTTAAATTCACAAGAATATAATAATGCATTATATAATAAAAACATTATTGATGCATATGCAAAAGATTTATCAGAAGGAAAATTAATTAAAAAAACATCAGTTACTGTAATGCAAGGTGATCTACTGCTGAATTAGAAGCAGCTTTAATAGCTGAAGGTCAAAGTCCAGAGATTGCAAGAGAAAGAGCAAATAAAGCTAATAGAGGTGATGGTTTTACTAATTTATGGTGGGGTATAGATGATTTTGATTGGAAAGGTATTGAAAGAATGTATGGTGATAAAAATGGTAAATATTCATCAGCTTTAAATAAAGCTAATTTATTTGCACCTGTATGGCAAATGGCATTGACAGGAGATAAATTATCTTTTTCAGAACAAAACATAAGACATACTACTTGGGAAGATCAACAAGGAAATAGAGAAAGAAAAATTATAATTGGTTCTAATCCTTTAAGTAAAGATGTTCAAAGAGCAGCTTTAGATGTTATGGGATTAAAAGAAAATGTTGATGGTAGTTGGAGTGGAAAATTAAATTCTGAAATGTTTATTAACATGAACGATGGAAAGGGTTTAAGAATTTCACCTAATGAATATGATTTAAAAAATGTATATAGTAATATACAATTAGTTAAAGACCCAAAAACAGGTAAGTCAATTCCTTATATGATTGCTGAATTAGAAATTGATGAAGATAAAGCAGAAGATTTAAATATAGAAAGAAGTATTCTTGGTGCATGGGATTATTTAGATAAAACTTGGGAAGAAAATAAAAGTGCTGAAAGAATAGATACTGATTGGGCAAATGATAAATATAGAATTAAAGTAGGATTTAGAGTTCCTACAGATGCTTATTCAGCAGATTTAATTAATACAAAAGCTGGTATTAAAACAGGACAATCAGTTGGTTCAGTAGAATACGAACAATATTCAGGTGCAACTGTATTAGCACCACAAGGCGCACCATTGCCTATGACAGAAAAATATCAGCAATCAAATTATGGTAATCCATATGGTCAATACAGACAAGATAAAAATGACAATGTTGTTAATCAATTAGCAAAAAAATATGGTGTTGACCCATCTGTAATTTTTAATATTATTAATAAACAAGTAGAATAATTACTTATATGCCTGAAAAAATAAATTCATCAGCAGAACAAAAGTTAAATTATATTAATGATTTACAACAAGAATTATTAAGTAATCCATCTTTAGGTATGCAACAAGAGAAACCATTTGAATTTAAAAATGAAACTCCACAAGTGCAACCATCTGTAAGTATTAGTAATATACCATTACCAAAATTATCTCAATTTGAACAACCTGTTCAACAAACTATTTTAACTCCTGAATTAGAGCAAAAAATATCAGATGATTTAAAAGCATATGGTAATCCTGCTGAAATACTTGATGAAGTTATTCAAAAGCAAAATGTAAAAAGACTTGGAGAAACGACACCTGCTTTAGATATTGCTGCAAATTTGCCTGAAAGTATTGTTCCTCATTATGATAAATATGAAGGTAGTGCTTGGGATGATTTTAAATCTGCCGCATATAATATGGGTGCTATTGGTACAGCTAAAGGTACTTCATATGTTATACCTTCAATTGCAAAACAATTTGGCGCAGGAGAATGGGCAGATAATTGGATTAAAGAAACTGATAAATGGGCAGATAGAAATGAAATGTATGTTTCTCAAATGGGTCAAAAAAGTTTTTTTGATACAGGAGATATAAGGTCATTATCAGCAGGTTTAGGTCAAGGTGTTGGAAGTTTAATTCCAATGTTAACAGCTGCAGGTATTGGAGCATTTACAGGTGGTTCAGGTGCATTAGCATTTGGTGCTTCATCTATTACTGCTTTTCCTTCTATTGTAGATGCAGGTATTGAAAATGGTCTTGATGTTCAAAAAGCAACAGCATTAGGGTTAACATTAGCACCAATGATAGGTTTACTTGAAAAAGCTGGTATGGATGCTGCATTAGGTGCAGGATTAAAAGCTGCATCAGGTAAAATAGAAAAAGATATTTTAAAAGCATCATTAGGTAAAATATTAACAGAAGGTGTAAGTGGTAAAGAATTTTCATCAGGAGCATTAAAAGTTGCATTAGGTGATTTAAGTGAACAGTATGCAAAAGATTTAGGTAAAAAAGGTATTATTGGTGGTTTAGGAAAAGAGTTAAAAGTAAGAGCAGCAGATTATGGTGTTAAGGCATTACAAGGTGCAGGTGCTGAATTTGGAACTGAATTTTTACAATCTTTATTAGAAACAGCAGGTAAAGAAGTTTACGATAAACATTTTGCTGATAAGGAAGCAGAAGTTGGTAAAGGTAAATTTGGTGCTGATTTAACCTCATGGGATTCATTTAAACAAGCATTAGAAGAAGGATTTTATGGTGGATTAATTGGTGGTTCTTTTTCTATGACATCAAGAGGTGTTAAAGGATTAAGAGCAAATACAATTACACAAGCTTTAGATATTGCTAAACAAAATGGAAAATTAGAACAAGAAGTTTCTAAAATGAAAGATGTTGTTTCTACATTATCTAATCCTGATGAAGATAAAGCAGAATTAAACTCTATAATAGATAGTGCTGCTGAAATGGTTTCTAAAACTAATTTATCAGATATTTCAAACGCATCTGCAAGACATCAAATATTTAGTCTTGGACATTTTGCTAAAACTTTAAGAGGTGAAATTGAACAAACATCTATTGAAGGAGTATTACCTAAAGAGTTAGAAGATTTAAATGCACTTAAAATAGTAAGGCAGAAACAACGATTAGATGAAGTTGGTAGAGCAATTCAAGATATTAATAAAACTAATAATACAGTTGATTTAAACAATTATAGAATATTTGATGTTTTAAAAGAATTACCACCTGCATCACAAGAAACTATACAAGCTGAAGAAAAGAAAAAAGGTTTATTAGATACTGTTAAGGAAACAATTGGCAAAGGTGTTGAAGCAGTTAAAGGAATCTTTGAAACAAAAGAAGAACCAATTATAAATACAGAGGAACAAGTAAAAGATGCTATAGCTGAACAAAGAAGATTAAGAGATGCAGAAATAGCGCAAATACAAGCTATTAGAACGGACTTAGGAAGTGATGCTGAATTATTTGATGACATGCCTGATATAGTTGATAAAACTATAGATAGGATTGATATGAATATTCCTGTTGACCCTGTTCAAATAGAAGAATCAATAACAGCTTTAGACAATCAATTTAAAAAATTAAAAGCTTATAGAAATTCACCAAATAGAACCCATACTACAGAACAAATAGATTCTGTTATTGATATATTAAGTGAAGCAAAATCTGAAATACAAAACTTTCAATTAAAACAAGTTAATTATGAAAAGCAAAGTAAACCAACCGAAACAGCGAGAAAGTCTGAAGTTACGCCTATTGAAGAAGTTGCAGGAAAAGAAACAACAACAGAAAAAGTAGGAACATTAGAACCTATTCAAGAAAAAACAACTACAACACCTGAAGTAATATCAACAGAAGAAATTCAATCTGAACAAAAACCTTTAGATGAAAAAGCATTTGAAGAAAAAGAAAATGTAATAAAAGAATATTATTCTGATTGGTCACACGCTTTAAATTCTTATAATAAAAGAAAAAAATTTTTAGGTGAACAAACTGTTGAAAGAACTAAAGAACAGTTTATGCAAATTCCAACAGAAGAATTTATTCAAGCTTCTAAATTAAGTGAATCTTCTGCTGCATATCAAGAGTCTAAAAAAACTGAAGTTAAAAAAACAACAGAACCTGAAGGTACTAATGATACATTAGAGTTATCTGCATTAGATCAAATTAATGATTTAATGAATATACAAAATCAATTAACAGATGAACAAAAAGCTGAATTAGATAATATTTTAAACACATCAGCATTATTTCAAGATTTAAATAATACTAAAAAGAAAAAACAATTAAGTAGTGAAAAACAAAGGATAGTAGATAATCCAGAACTATTTAATAATATATTATCTGAATTAAAAAGAATGTACCCATCAATACCTGTTGAGGTATTAGAAAATTTAGCTACTGATGAAGGTATAACATTATTAGGTCAGTTAAGTGAAGATGGTATACAGATTAATAAAAATGAAGCAAGACAAGATACTATACTTCATGAGTTTTCTCATTTAATTGTTCCATTAATTAAAAACTCAAATATTTATAAAAATGGTACTGAATTAATAAAGAAAACAAAATATTATTCAGAAGCTAAAGAAAGATATCCTAATTATAATGAAGAAGAATTATTAGAAGAAGCATTAATTCAATTAGTTGGTGAACAATCGTTAGATGTTATAACTACTAAATTAGATGGCACTACTATTGAAAAAATATTAGATTGGTTAAAATTCTTTTGGAATAGATTAAAAGCAGTATTAGGTACAGCTAAAGCAGAAGATATTGCAAATATAATTGCAATGAAATTAGCTTATAATAAAATTCCTAATGTTGATAAATCATTATTAATTGGTAGAAAAGAGCAACAAATATCATATGAACAAGATAAAGGATTTAATATTGTTCGTAATAGTTTTATTTTAACAGCATTAGCTTATAAAAAAGATAAAGGAAAATTAAAAGGTAATATTCAATTTACTAAAGCAGTTTTTAGAGATGTATTATTTAATTTATCTTCTGCTGCATATCCAAAGTTATCATTACAGGAGTTTGTAGAAAAAAATCAAACTTATGTTTTAAATGCTTTAAATCATTTAAATGGAATAGTTTTAGAAGATTTTGTTGCCGATAGTTATTATGATAAATTAACTGATGAAGAAAAAGATAAATTTATTGATGATACACTTGATACAATAGAAAAGGATGATATAGATGCTAATGTTAGAGATATATTAAATCTATTATATAGTTATGAAGGTTATAAAATAGATGCAAATCATATCTATGGAATTGTAAGTGCAATAAATACTAATACAAAATCTAAATCAGGATTCTTAGAAAGATTGAAAGAAAGAGCTGAATTAGATCATGCTAATGTAAATAAAGTTATTGCTAAGCATTTATATAACGCTTTAATAACTTTACCTGATTCAATTGCAAATCCTGTTATAGAGCAATTAAAAAACATTAAAAAAATTAATTTTTTAAAATTATCTGTTACAGAAAAATCAATTGAAACAAAAGAATCATTTAAATTATTTACTCCAAAACAATTAATAAAATCTATTGTAGATAATTTTATTTTAAATAAATCTGTTGCAGATGTAAATGATGTAGCTAAAGCTATAAGAAAAAATGCAATTCAAAATATTGAAATAGAAGTTAATGCTATTAAAAAAGCATTTAAACAAAAATTAGATAGACAAAAATTGTCTAAATCATTTTTAAGTTTACAACAAAGTATAAGAGTTTTAACTAAATATGATATTACACCTGATATGTTTGTTTCAGGTAAATTAGATAAAAATAATATTGATACATCAAAACAAAATGCTCAATTAGCTTATATTCAATTTGCAGAAGCATTATTAAGTAATGATTATAGAACTATAAGAAATTCATTAAGAACTGCTGCGTATAATTATAAATCTAATTTAGCTGATACATCAATGTTTAAAAATGTATTAGGTAATTTACAAAGAGCATATAGAATACCTGGTTTACTTCATAAATTTTTTACTGATACTTTTAGTGATTCTAATGCAACTAAAAAAGCAGAAAGTTTACCAATGTTTAAAGGATTAAAATCAATAGACCTTGGTAAAATATATAGTGAGCATTTTCAAAAATTAACAGATACATTTATTCCTATTATATCTCATACAGATGGATTTGAATATTTAGAAAATGATAAAGCTATTGCAAAAGATTGGAGTGCTATTCATAAAGATGATGAAGCATTTTGGCACTTTTCTCAATTTTTAAATGGTTATTTATTTTCAGATAGTTATAATCAAACATTGGGTGTTTTAGGTGCAAGAGATTTTCAAGCTTTAATTAATGTTCCAATTTTAAGAGATGCAAATAAATTGGTTAATTTATTAGAAGAAATTAAATCTAAATATAATCCACAGTTAATTGGAAAAGTTATACCTACAATAGAGCAAGTACAAAAAGATAAAGAATATTTAATTAAGGTATATAATCAATTACCACAAGAAATTAAAAATTCAATTAAAAATAAAATTATTGAACAAATTGATAAGGTAGCAGAAAATAAAGCAGAGTTAGAAAATGAAAATTTAGTATTAAATAAAATATTTACCTTATATGTTTTAAATGATGCTATTCATAGAATACATACTTCTCAGTTTGTTACAGGTAATTTAAACAATATACAAACAGATAAAAATGGTAATTTAAAAATAGATGAAAGAGAAAAGCGTGGAGCAGGTATGACTTCACCTGTACCTTCATTATATCTTGGAAATAAAAAAGCAAAAATCTTTGTTGTTAAAGATATTGCAAAAGGTGCATCTAATTCTCAATCTTTTTGTAATGATTTTGTAGCAGAAAAAATTCAACAATCTGGTGGTGCTTTAATTGACTATAAAAACTTTTTTAAACCAAGATTAAATGATATTATTGATGGTGATTTAATAGATATTAAAACAACAACAATAGCATTTAAAGGAAGAACACAAGAAGATATTGAAGCACAAGATAAAGTAAAAGCAGACATAAATTTAGCATTAAAAAATTTATCTGAAAATAATCCAAATACGCCAATATTTATTGTGTTTGATTCTGCAATTAAATCTAAATTACCAAATACAATTTATGATTTAAATGACTTAATTAATAATTCATCTAATCCTAATTTAGAAGCAAGTTATTCTTTTGTGCCTAAAAATTTTGGTGTTCAATTTAATATTAATAAAGATGTAAGTTCAGAAGAAGAAGAAACAAGTTTAAGTACACAATTATTAAAGATTGCTCCACATCAACCGCAATATGTTCAAAGAATTGAATCTAAATTATCAGAAATAACTAATTTAAAACAAAAACAAGCTAAGAAATATTTAGAAAATAAAAACAAAGTTATTTCTGATGTTGAAAAATTTTCACGATTAAATAATAAATCATTAGGCACAAGAATACTTGAACTTATAAAAGGTAAACAAGAAACAGGAATTGATAAAGTAGATCACTATGATATTTATCATAAAGTTCAATCTTATATATCTTCTGTATTTACAAAAACAACAAAATACAAATTGCCAGGTGCTAAATTATCTCAATCAGTTTGTTATGATGATAGCTTAACTTGGATGGAAAAATCTAAAGATAAAATTAAACCTGCAACTGTAAAAGTTCCAAAAGGTTTTGCAGAAATAGGTGATAGACTAATATTATCAAGAATTCCAAATAGTGACTTTATGACTAATATTGTTGCTACTGTAAGTGGTTTTACAGAAGAAGGAAATAATGTTGTTGAGGTAGCACCTGAATGGATTTATCAATCAAATGCAGATAATGATGGAGATACATTGTTTACTATTAAATTAAATAAAACACCTAAATCAAGAATTGAATTATTAGAAAATGAAGTGTTTGAAGATTTATGGGAAATGATGACAGATTCTAAAGTTTGGGATAGATATCAACAAGAATTAGATGTAGAGAATTTAAAAAAAGCAATAGACACTACGAACAAATCTACAAACTATAATGTTCAATTTAAACATATAGGTGGTATAGAAGGTTTAGTGCAAAAATCTGCAAGTTTAAAAGAAAGTTCAAGATTAATAGGCGCATTTGCAGTAGGTTCAAAAGTAAATGATATATTAACATTAGCAAATGTAAAATTAACAAAGCCTATTAAAGTATTTGCAAAATCTGCTGATTCATTTACATCAAAAAGTAAAGCTTTTGCAGCAGAATTTTTACAACTTGCTTTAGATGATACTAAAGAAAATAGAATGCATGAAACAGGCATCATTAGAGAAAATGTTGGTGTTGTAAATGTATTACTTGGTTTAGGATATTCTGATGTTGAAATAATGGAGTTCTTAAAATGTGAACCTATTAGTGATATTAGAAATATGTTTTTAAATAACAGAAAAGTATTTGGCTCATTATTAGATATTAAACAAGCTTCTAAAGCTAAATATGAAAACAATGTTGAAAAAACTTTTAATGGCACAACATATAGAGATATAGTAAATCAATTTTGGTCTATATATGATGAATCAATGAGATTAGCACCATTAACATCTGTAGTTCAATTAGATGCTAAAATGCCTTCAAACTTAATTGAATTAAATAATATATTAAGAAGTTATGATAAGTTAGGAAAAATAAATTATCTAAACTTTCAAAATGTATTAAATAGACCTTTAATGATAACATATAAAGAAACATTAAATACATTAAAAGAAGTATATAATAATTATTCTAATTTAAATGATAATTCTGAAGAGTTTGGTAGAACTTTAGCAAGTTTGGAAATTGATACTACTAAAAAATCAGATTTAGTAAGTAAAACAGCTACAGCTTATATTGCACAAAAAACAAGTAAATTAAATTTTCAAAGTAAAGAATCTGCAATGTTTTATTTTAATAGTTTTATTAATAAAATATTTGCAGATGTAAATCCAATTGCTGTTTATAATTCATTAAGTGATGAAAATGAAATAGATTCTGATTTTACAATTGATGATGCACAAGAATTAATTTATGATTGGTTTAAATTAGTAAGAATTAATCCAGATAATATGTCTATTGTACCAAATGGATTAATTAATACTGATGCAGGAATAAATGTAGATAAAGAACAAATAACAGAACTTTTCAATCAATTGCCACAAGATATTCAAAACAATCTTATTGAATATGCAATATATCAAAATGGATTAATGAAAGGTTCTAATAACATAACTGATTTATTACCTGATTATGTATTTGAAAATTACATTGAAGCATCTAAAGATTTTAAAATGAATGAAGATTTTTATGATGCTTTAGTAATAGATAATATATCATCTGTTAAACTTTTACCTTCTGCATTATCATATGGTATAAATCCAAATGAAAACAGAACACAAATAAAATTAAAACAAGAATTAAAAGGATTTAAATATTTCAAAGTTGAAAATGCTACAACAAAATCTAAATTATTATATAAAGTTGATGTAGAAAATCAAGTAGCTAATTTGATTTATGAAAGTAAATATAATCCTAATATTCCTGTTCAAGTTAAAAAAACTTATACCCCATTTGCATTAGAAAAACAAAATGCAAGTGAAATATCTGAAGTAGGTGATTTTAAAATTGTTGGAAAACAAGTAATTAAATTTGTAAAAGAAAATGAAGATTTATCTAATTCTAAATACTTATTTAATACTATTTCAAAATCATCAGGTAATATTAAAGGTAATGGAAGTGAACAATTTCAAGTAAGTGATAATATTAGTAAAAGCATACAAGGATTAAAAAGAATTTTAAGAAGATTATCATCTAAGTTTGGTGTTCAGTTTGAAATTATTAATGATCCAAATCAAAAATTTGCAGGTGCTTTTGATAGAAAAAATAACAAGGTTATTATTAATGAAGCATATGTAAAATCTGATACACCATTTCATGAGTTTGCACATCCATTTATTAATGTTATTAAAGATTCTAATATTGAATTATATAACTCATTAATTAATGAATTAAAATTATCTGAAGATGGAAAAGAAATATTAAAATATGTAAAAGAAAAATATTCTAATTTATCTGAAGAAGAACAAGAAATGGAAGCGTTAGTTGAATTATTAGGAAGAACTGCTGATAATAAAATTAAATCTAAAACATTACTTGAAAAAGCTAAAGATTTATTAGTATGGATTGCTAATGAAATTAAATCATTATTTGGTTTAAGTGCTGATGTTATACCTTCAGAATTAAATCCAAATATGAAAATATCAGAATTAGCTAACATTTTGATTAATGACCAAAACATTAATTTAGATGTACAAAATGATAAAAAAGTTAAAAATATTATATCTAAAAGTTATGATGCAATTAGAAGCGCTGTAAATAATGTTTATGATGTAATTAAAGCTAATGATGTTTATTCAGTAGAACAAAAGAATGTAATTTCTAAATTAACTAAATCAGGATTTTTAGTAAATAGTGGATTTATTATAAAAGATAAATCAAATAAATTTGAAAAACCTACTTTACAATTTAGAGTTCCAAATAACATGAAAGATTGGTTTAGTGTTTTAAAACAAGACTATCCTAAAGCATCTTTATTAGCAAAAAAATATAGTGCATATAGTAATTATAAAAAATATGAGGTAGCATTAGGTAATAATGAAACAGTTATATTTTATGCACCTATAGATGATAATGCTGGAACATTTACAGAAATTGGTGCTATGCATATACAATATCAAATGGCTAATTCAAATAATTCAACAAGACAAAATATTAATAATAATAAAAATGTATTTGATGGAGTTGAATTTGATACTAATGTTAATCAAATAAAAGATATTCAAACATCTGTTGGTTATAATAAAATTAGACAGCGATTAATTATTGAAACAAAAGCTGCATATGATTTATTTGATATTGACAATTATGATACTGCGCCACCAGAATTAAAAAAAGCAATTGAAGATAAAATAAATAAAATAGCAAAAGATATTGTTTTAAAAACTCAACAAAGATTTTCAGAATTAAAAGGAGATAGACAATCGGGTGATATATCTGCTTTTGTTGATTTAAATTTTAATACAGATATAGCACAACAAATTGCTAATTTATTACTTGGAAAACAATCTGTTGCTGATGAAAATGTACTTATAGAATTTAAAAGATTTCTTGATGCTTATTCTGTTTTAAATCATCTTTATAATACAAAAGATACTTATTTATTTTTAGATGATAATACTGTAAAAGGTGTAGATAATACACAAGTTAATTTAGATATAGAATCTAAAATTAATCAAGAAACTAATAAAAGAACTAACTTTTTTGGAACTCATAAATCGTTAGGAAATTTATTTAGAAAAATAATATCTAATCAATTTGGTAAAGAATATTTATATGGTTCTTTATTGCCTAAAGTATTTGCTAAAATAATTAATGGTAAACAAGATGGATTTTTTAGTAGTTTAATTTATAAAGCATTTAAAGTTGGTGAAGAAAAGCATTTTTTATATCAAGAAAAATTGCATGATTTAGTTAGAAATATTTGGACAGATAAATCTAAAATGTCATCTGATTTAGCAGAAATTTCTACAATAATGAAAAAAGATGAGTCAGAATTGAAAACTTTTGATGTTACATTAAATGCAAAAACATTTAAAGTTCCTGTTGGTAGAGCAATAGAATTATATAAAATGTTAAATCAAGATCATGTTCAAAAAAATTATGTTCGTTATACTAAAGATGGAAAGAAATATTTTGTTGTTAATTTTGGTGATATTGATTTAAAAAGTACAAGTTCAGATGTATTACAATCAAATGAAGAATATAGTATTGGGTATGATGAATGGATAGATTTTAAAAATAAATTTGAATCTTCAGAATATAATAAATATGCTGTTGGTTTATCTAATGTATTTAGAGAATCAGGAAAAATGATTTCACCTGTTATGGAAGCACATCTTGGAATAGGATTAGAATTAGATGCTGATTATTATCCAATTACTACAGGTAAAAAATCATCTATTGAAGAAAGATTAAATACAAAAAGAATAGAAGATTTTAGATTCTTAAAACAAAGAGCAGTTAGTTTAGAAAATAAACCATCATTAAGAATATCTGATGCTTTTGAAACTACAGAATATTTTATTAGAGAATCATCTAATTATTATGGTTATGCAATACCTGTATCTAATATGAGAAAATTAATTTCTTCATTAGATAAAAAACCTGAACATAAACCTATTGTAGATTATCTTGCACAATTAAATACAGATATACAAGATTATTCTTTACTTGGAGGTGTTACAGATACAAAACTTAATAAATATATACAATCATTTTTAAATAACTTTCAAATTGCTGTATTAGGTTTAAATCCATCTGTTGCAATAAAACAATCAATATCTATTGTACCTGCAGCAATACATTTTGGCAATGTTATTTTTGATAAAAAGTATATTAATATTGGAAAAGAAATAGCAGGAGATGTTACAAATGTTAAATTTGGAAAAGACTGGAGTGTTGGAAAGCTTGATATTAATCATCCTTTAATTAAAGAAGCAATGGAATTAAGTCCAATGCTTAGACAAAGAGTTAAAGGTTATTTAGATAGAGAGCAGGGAGAAATGAGACATCATGAAATGAATCCATATAGTGATGAAGGAACTAAAAAGAAATTTATAGGAATAGATGTTGATCCTACTAAATTTATGGAGTGGATTAAAATTATGGATATAGCAACTGTAATGATGATATATGCAAGAGCAAAAGATGAAATCAATGAAAAATATCCAAATGAAACTGCTGAAAATAAAAAAGAATTAATAAAAGAAAGATTTGAGCAAGTAACAAATGACACGCAACCTACTTATGGTATTATAGAAAGGACACCATTAGGTAGAAGCAAAAATTTACTTGTTAGATTATTTACTTTATTTAGTTCACAAAGAAGTAAAAATGCTAATATGTTAATTGAAGCTTATAATGAATATGCTACTGACCCGGAAGATGAACAAGCTAAAAAGAAATTAAAAGCTACATTAATTATGGTTGGCGGTGTAAACTCATTAGGTGTAGCTGTAATTGATAAAATTAAATATGTTTTAATGGGTAATAGTGATGATGAAGATGTTATAACTGATGTAGCTAAAATGTCTATTGTAAACTTAATGAGTAACTTTTATGGTGCAGGTGAAGTAACAGGAGCAGTATTGACAGGCAAACCTTGGTATAAAGTTAATCATCCAATTTATAGCACTTATAATCTTGCTTCTGAATCATTAACTAATGTGTCAGATGGTAAATTTGTTAAAGGTTTAGATCAAGCAATGACAGTAGCTTTAGAGGTTAAAGGTATACCAATTTTCCCTTATAAAAATTTAGTTAGTAAGCCAATTAAAGCAGTAATTGAATAATAATAATCATTATATTTGACATAAAAATAATAGTATGGCTTTTATCCCTACATATACAATAGTACAAGCACAAGATGGTTTGTCTTTATTGTTTACTGAAACAACAGGAAATGGTAGTACAGGTTATGATGGAACACCTGCATATACGCAAGTTGTTGACACACAATTTAAATTTACAACACCAAGTGATGAAATAAAAAATGTTGTAAATACTTATTTGCCTACACAAAATACAGCACCAAATGGTACAACAACATTTTTGCCTGCTGATTTTGGTATGACAAGATTTGAAAACGGTGTATATCAATTAGAATTAAAATATATTGTAAAAGAAGTTTCAGGACAAATAGAACCTGGTGTTACTTATACTGTAACAGGTACAGGTTTTTTTGTATATAATACTGAAGCATATAATCCAGGTGATATTTTTGTAGGAATATCAGGTATAACAACATATACAGCTTCACCATCAATTTATCCGACATATAGTGTTACTGTAACTTCAAATTTTTTATTATATCATGATGTTAAACAATGTCTTAAATCTTTAATGCTTTTAAGATGTAAAAATAATTGTGATTGTAAAGATGATTATAATTTTGCTGTTAGCGAATTAGTAATAGATATGAATACAGCTTTATTAGCATTTCAAAATAATAGTTTTAAATGTGCTAATGAAACTTTAACAAGAATTTCAAATATGTGCAGTTCATTTTGCACTGATTGTAACTGTTAATTATGGCTTTAAACTCTACAGAATTATTTGATTTAATTAAAGATACTTTAGTTAAATTGGCTATTAAAAAAAATCATTTTTTATCAATTGGTGTTAATCCTGAAAAAGTAAATAATGATTTAAGATTAGCATATTCATATTGGATATTAGTCTGTGATTGTAGTTTAACGCAAAACGAAATAGATTGTATTGTTGATTCTGTTAGATTATGTAATTGCACAATAGAAACTAATACTAAAGAATGTATTGAGCCAACTATAGAAACATATACACAACCTACATTAGTATTATCTACATCAGGTGGTGTTGCTGTAACACAAATAAGAACAAATGTTACAATACCTTGTAGTGAAATGCCTTCAGGTATGTATTAATATATTTTATTATGTTAAATTTAGTAGAATTAATATCAAGAGATTTTTGTTGGAGATTTGATTTAGAAGATTACTCAACAACTTGTAATTGTGATTTTACAGACCAATATAAATATAATGGCGTTCAATTAACTGCAAGTGTAACAAATATAACTACACCTGCTTCTATATTTTGGGAATGTATAGAAAATGGTTTTACAAATAATGTAAATTTTCCCAACAATGGAACTTCTTTAGAAATTGTTTCACCAAATTCAATTTCTACATTAGTAAATAATTTTCCTGTAAATGTAAATGTAAAATTTAGATGTACTATTGTTGATGCTAAAGGTATTATGTTAACGCAAGAAATTACAGTTTATAAGACAGGAACTTCAATTAAATCTAACTGTGAATCAATCATAGTAGATATTGTAAGTGGTTTTTAATTAATTATAATTTGTCTTAAAATATATGGGTGATTTTATTGTAGAAACTGATGGAAGTTTTAATAATCAATCATCAGGTTCAGAATCAACAAGTTGTACTCCAAATTTAAATGGTGATTTTGTTGTAGAAAGTACAACAAATTGCTGCAATGAATCATCTTCTTCTTCTGGAACAAATTTAACATCAGCAATTATTTATGATGGTGTTTCTATGTCATGTATTGGTGTATCTAATGGAATGACATTGAATCAAATTATAAATCTTTTAAATGTTAATTGTAATACAGTTAATACAGCATTAGGAAGTTTATCTACATCTATAACAAATATATTATCATCTATTACAACTATTAATAATTCTTTAAATAGTTTAACATCAGATAATATAGAAGTTATAGATACATCTTTAACTTGTACTGCACCATTAGTATCAAATCCTACACTAACTGAATACTTAATATATCTTGACACATTATTTTGTGATTTACAAAGTCAAGTAAGCGCAGGTATTACAGGTAACTATTTACCATTACCTGATTGGAAATTATTTGAAATTGAAAGAACAAAACCTCATGTTTGGTTAAGTTCATTAGATTCATTTGGTAAAGGAAGTGAAAGTAATTTATCTGTAGTAATAGCTTCAGGTAGAGCAACAGCAAATGGCGAAACAACAGTAAGAACAAGTTATACTCCATTAACACTTACAGCTAATAAAGATTCTTATGTATATGTAAATACATTAGTTACTTCAGGTTTAGTTGTAATTCCTGTTAATAATGGAGACCCTGCACCTGTTGTACCAATTTCATATGTTCCTTTATGGAAATTTGTAACTAATGCAACTAACATAACATCATCAGTTGATTTAAGAATTACTGATTATATTGATGGTGATAGAATTATTGATGCATCTATATTTGATGAAAAGATTGTTAATGTAGATATATCAAAAGTTGATTTTACAACAAAAGCAGATTACAATGCAAATTTTCATTCTATATATACAAATAGAAGTTTAGTAGATAAAGAGTATGTTGATTTAGCAGTAGCATCATTTTCAAATATATGGACTGATACTTCAACACATATTTATTATAATACTAAACCTGTAGGTATTGGTACTTCATTACCTGATTTAACTACTGCATTGACAGTATCAGGCTCATTTAAACTTGTTGATGGCACACAAGGTGTAAATAAAGTTTTAGTATCAGATAGTACAGGAAAAGCTTCATGGCAATTATTACCTAATTCAATTATTACTTATGATGAAGGTGTTGTAAAAGCCAATACATTATCTTCATTAAATTTTATAGGAAGTGGTGTAACAACAACAAGTGATCCAGCGGGTAATATAATAGTATCTATTGCAGGTACTGTAAGTTATTTTGATGATTTATTTGATGTACAAGTAAGTGGTGCAACAAATAAAGATACTTTAAGATATAATGGTACAAATTGGGTTAAAAATTCAGTTGTTCAAAATGATGGCAATAATTTAGCAATTGGAAATCCTGCATCTATAACAAGTAGATTACATTTATATAATAGTTCTATAGGTGGTAATAATTTATTAACTGCAGGTTCTGTATCTAATCCTCTTGCTGTAATTATAAATGACATAGGTAGTTTAACTGTATCATCACAATTTAAATATACATTTGGAACACCTGGTTTAAATAAAATATTAACTTCAGATGCAAGTGGAAATGCTTCTTGGCAAGTACCATCAGTTCCTGGTGATTTACAAACTATAACAGATAATGGAAATACTACTACTAATAGTATAAAATTACTTGGTTCAAATTTAATTTTTAAATCAGGTATTTATGAAATGTCATTATCAGGTACACCTACTGCTGCAAGAGCATATACTCTTGTTGATGATTCAGGTACTTTATTGTATGGTGGTGGTTCTATTGGTAGAGTTCCAAGATTTTCTAATCTTTATAAATTAGAAAATGGTAGTATATATGATGATGGCACAAATATTTCTATTAGCGCACCTGTTGATCCTAATTATAAATTAAATATTGCAGGTATTGGAACACCAATTGGAGTATATGTTGAAGCAGATAATTATGCTGTTTACGCATATGCATCTGATGTAGCTGTATATGGATTGAGCGCAAATAGTGGAGCAACTGCAATAGGTGGTGTTTTTGAAGCAGGATTAGCAACAAATAAATATTCAGTACAATTATTAGATGGCACACAAGGATTAAATAAGTTTTTAAAATCTGTTACAACTGATGGTAAAGCAAATTGGTCAACAATAAATGTTTCAGATGTAACAAATGCTGTATCATCAACAAGAGCAATAAATACAACATCACCATTATTAGGTGGCGGTAATTTATCTTCAGATTTAACTTTATCAATATTACAAGCATCATCTATTCAGTCTGGTTTTTTATCTAATACAGATTGGAATACTTTTAACAATAAGCAAAATGCTTTAACATTTGATACAACACCAACAAATGGAAGTTTAAATCCTATAACATCAGATGCTGTTTTTGATTCATTAGCATTAAAAGAAGATACAGTTAATAAAGGTGCAATAAATGGATATGCATCATTAGATTCAACAGGAAAAGTTCCTGCAACTCAATTACCAAGTTATGTAGATGATGTATTAGAGTATGCAGATTATGCTTCACTTCCTGAAATTGGTACAACAGGAAAAATATATATTACATTAAATGATAATAAAATATATAGATGGTCAGGTTCTACATATATTGAAGTAAGTAGTAATTTAGGCACAGTAACAAGTGTAGGCGCTACAGGTGGAACAGGAATTAGCATTAGTGGTACTAACCCTATTACAACAAGTGGTTCATTTACAATTACAAATACTGCACCTGATCAAGTTGTATCATTAACAAATGGTGTTGGTATTTCTACAAGTGGTACATATCCTTCTTTTACAATAACTAATACACTACCTGACCAAATTGTTGGATTAACATCAGGAACAGGAATTAGTATTACAGGAACATATCCATCATTTACAATATCTAATACACAACCTGCACCTACATCAATTAGTACAGTTCAACATGATGTAAAATATGGTGTAGCTTTAACAAAAGGACAAGCTGTTTATGTAAGTTCTGCTGATGGTACAAATATGATTGTTTCTAAAGCAGATTATTCTACTGAATCTACTTCTTCTAAAACAATGGGATTAGTAACTGAAGATGGAGCATTAAATCATCAAGGTGCAGTTGTTACAGAAGGTTTATTAAGTGGTATAGATACATCTGCTGCAGGTTCAGCAGGTGATCCTGTTTGGTTAGGTGATGATGGAAATTTATTATTTGGATTAGCTAATAAACCTGTTGCACCTAATCACATGGTGTTTATTGGTATTGTTACTAAAAAGAACGCTTCAACAGGAGAGATATTTGTTAAGGTACAAAATGGTTATGAATTACATGAATTACATGATGTATCATTACCATCATATGTTAGTAATGGTGTATTATATAGAGATACAGTAAATAATTTATGGAAAACAGCATCTATTGAAACTGTATTAGGTTATACACCTGTTAATCAAACAACTACAATATCAACATCAGCACCATTGTCAGGCGGTGGTGATTTATCTACTAATAGAACATTATCAATAGCTGACGCGGTTGCCGATGGGGCTACCAAGGGAGCAGCTACATTTACTGCTTCAGATTTTAATTCAGCTGCTGGAGTTATATCTATTGATTATGCTAACGGGCAATCGGCATCATCAACAAATAAAGGGTTTTTAACTTCTACAGATTGGAGTACATTTAATGCAAAGCAAGATGCTTTAGTAAGCGGAACTAACATAAAAACATTAGAGGGTCAAAGCTTACTTGGTAGCGGTAATATTGATTTATCTAAATCAGATGTAGGTTTATCAAATGTAGATAATACAAGCGATGCTAACAAACCTATAAGTACAGCAACGCAAACGGCTTTAAATGCTAAACAAGACACGCTTGTTAGTGGAACAAATATTAAAACTGTTAATGGTAACAGTTTACTTGGAAGCGGTGATTTAACAATAGGTGGCGCAATTACAACAAATTTAGTTTATGTTTCAACAACTGGTAATGATTCAACAGGAGCAAGAAATGATTTATCAAAACCTTTTTTAACATTAGAGGCTGCTTTATCTGCTTCATTAAGCGGAGATACAATTATAGTTTTTAGCGGCTCATATACTGTTACAACAACTGCAACTAATGGAATAGCAAAAAATGGCATTAATTGGTATTTTTATCCAAATACAACTATAACTAAATCAAGTGCTGGTGATATATTTAACACAACCGGGTTAACTACATTTAATGTTTATGGTTATGCTTCTTTTGTTAAAAATACTAATGCAGGTAGAATATTTAATAATAATTCAGGTAATATTGCATTTAATTTTGAAGCATTAGATTTAACAAATTCAACATCAGACTGTTTTTTAATTGGTACAGCTTCTCAACTTGGTGGTATTCAAATAAATATAAGAATTAGAAATGCAACATCATCGGCAGGTGCGGTAATAAATTCAGGTCAAGCAGGTGCATGGAATTTGAATTTTTATTTTAATAATATTAGTAGTACAAGCACTAATGCAATAACTATGACAAATTCTATTTCTATTCAAATGAATTTAAATGGAAGAACAATAACAAGTAGTGCGGCAAGTGCTTATAATGGCGGTTATAGTAATACAGTAACATTTAATGTTCCATCTATAGGGGCATTAAACTTTGCAAGTGGTGGGGGTACTTATATGATTAATGGTTATTGTGGTACTGTAACAAATGCAGGTGGAAATGTTTTTGTAAATGGTATTGCTTCAAATATTACTCAAACAGGTGGGAATTTTAAAGGAAGTGTGTATAGCACAATAACTTGTAGTGCAGGTAATATAGAATGTATTGTTGAAGATACAGGGGGTGGCGCACCAACACACTCAATAAGCGGTGGATATGTTAGAATTTTTCCAAGATATACCTATTTTTATTGTAATGTTACTGGTGGAACTTTTGAAATATTAGGGAACTTTTCTTTTAATCATTTGCATGGTGCAAATTTAACAATAGCAGGTGGCAGATTAATAGTTAATGCTGATTTGACAATGACTGCTGCCGCAACTGGTGGTTATTCTGTATTTTTATTAAATTCAGGAATTTTAGATATAAGAAGTAGAGTATCAAATACTATATCAGGTGTTTTAGATGCTTGTGTTGTTAAATATGCAGGTGGTAAATTAATATTAAATGGTGCAACATTATTAACTAATAATACAGAGGTAAGTCCAATATTAGTTACATCAGCAGGTTTATCTGTTAAAGTTTTATCAGGTGGTTGTTCTACAAATAGAGCAGAAAATGGCGGCTTATTAACTGCAAAAAAACAAAAAAATAAATTAACTGTTACAGCAGTTGCTTCAACATCAATTACTTTAAACGATGGTACAGGTGGAAATGAAACTTTTACTGAATCAAATACTGCAACTTACAATACAACAGCATTATTAGCACAAAGAATGGCTGCATTAATAAATGCAAGTGCTACATTAGATATAACTGCATCACAAGATACAGCAGGAACAGATACTTATTTTTATATAGAATCGGACATTGCAGGTACAGCTTTTACACAGTCAACATTAACTAATTTAACAAGCACAAATATTAGATATAATAGTTTTGCTTTAACAAATTCAACTGGTGGAGTAATAATAGATGATATTGATGTAGAATAATTAATAATAATATGGAATTACAAAATATAGTAATAGATTTTAATGAGAATACAACAACAACTATGTATCAAGATGTGCATTATACTGTTGATGTAATGGAAGAATTAATACCTTTAAGAATAGAATTTGAATTAGCTTATAAAATAGTATTTGATAGGGTAGTAGTTCAATTAACTTTAGACCAAAGTTTGTCAGAGCCAAGAATACTTTGTATGAAAGATGAAGATTTAACTATTATAACTATTAACGATATAGAAATTAATCATAATAATCTATATATTCAAATTTTAGAAGTTAAACAATTAATTGAAAATCAAATACCAGTAAATATATAATTATGGCAATTAGAAATAAAATTGTTAGAGGTGGTAATGGAATTGATTATACAATAGAATGTGATAGTTCTGCTGATTATCCAAGTATTAGCAATAATACTTATTTTAAAAATATTGCTGATAATTTAATATATTATAAAGATAATACAGGTAATGTATTAAGTATTTTTAGCGCATCAATTAGTTCAATTAATTGGGGTTCAATTACTGGAACATTATCTACACAGACAGATTTACAAAGTGCTTTAGATTCTAAAATTGATGGTGCTGGAACAGCAAATTATATTTCAAAATTTACTGATTTAAATACTTTAACAAGTAGTTTAATTCAAGATAATGGCACTAATGTTTCTATAAATAGCGCAATAGAAGCTTTTACTTTATTAACTATTAAAAATTCAAATTTAACTACTACATTATCTTCTGAAAATACTAAAAGTTTATCAGGAACTTCACCAAAAAATTATGCAATAATTGGAACAGCTAATTGTGATGGTTTTGCATCAGGTGGTGTTTCACAAGGCGCAATAGGAGTAGCAGGATTTGCAAACAATAATAATATAGGTTCAAATGGTACTGCTATTGGTGGATATTTTGAAGCACAATCAACAACAGCAAATAGATATGCAATACAACTTGTTGATGGTTCAGAATTAATTGGTAAATTTTTAAAAAGTGTAACATCAGATGGTAGAGCAAATTGGGCTACAATAACA